AGCGTCGTCAGCAGCCACTCGTAGGCTTTTGGCGTGTAGCTGTTTCCGTTCGCTTCCGAGATGGAGGCGATCCTGGCCTTGAGCGCGTCGATGATCTCCTGGCGTCGTGTCATGTTTGGATTTTCTCCGTTTTTCGCGGAGAAAGGTATTTAAACATTGAAGGGTCGGTCATGTTTTTCGGAGAGGATCAGCTTGACGATATCGGAGCGTCGATACTCGATATCGACGACACTGTAATCCACGTCTCCGATCCGAATCGTGGAACCGTGGGAGATCCCCGGCAGATCGCTGCGCCGGGCCAGGATAAAAGGCGTGGCGCTCTCCACCCCGCCGGACGGGCTGTCGTAGCTCGACGCCCGCGTCTCCCAAAGACGCTCGCTCTTTTCAAAGAACTGCACCGGCACGGTGTGGCCGTCATAGAGCGCCTCTGTCCCGAAGTCCTCGACGGCGAGGAAGGTCCCGATATCTCGATCCAGGTTATCCTTGAAGCTCACGTATCGCCTCGATGATCTCCGCCTTTTCCTTGGCGCTGCCGAGGTCGACGCCGCGCGCCTGCGCCAGTGCTTTGAGCTCTGCGACTGTCATACTCTCCAGGTCGGTGTCTGCGGTGGTCGCGTCATCTCCTTCGGGGGTGGCGCGGCCGTAGACCGCCAGGCCCGCCAGCACCAGCCGTCCGGCCAGATCGTCATGGAGATCCAGCACCTCCCCGGCTTTCCTCTCTACTCCCGCGATTTTGCGGGGCTCTTTCAGCGTGACCGTTCTCATCGCTTATCCGTTCAGGACGAAGGAGACCAGTCCGCCGGCGGCAGCGTCCGAAACGGCATATCCGGCCCGGGTGTTGTCCGTCGCGGTTTTGCCGATGGTCCCGGCAGCGGTGAGATAGACGGTATCCCCGATCGCCACATCCTCCGCCGCGGTGGCCTCGATGACCACGTTCCCGACATAATAGACGTTCTCTTCCCCCGCCAGGGCGGTGGTGGCCGCTACGGCGATCCGATCCGCCCCGATGGCGACCATATCCCCGACGGCGACGTCGGTACCCAGCGTCATCTGGACGCGATCCGCGATCTGTGTCATGCGTGCTTGCTTACTCATCGTCTACTCCTTACTTTCCGGCATTTTTGTAAAGCCCGCGGAAATCCTCCGCGACCAGGCCAAAATCGAACACCATCTCATACTCGATCCCGTTGATGGGGCTACGCGCCACCTCCTCGATGATCGGGCGTCGGTTGCTGCCCTGCAGATACCCCACCTTGATGGTCTTGCGGGCGGCGGCCAGGTACCAGGCGTCCGCGTCGCTCAGCTCCATGTCGGTGATAGGAGTATAGAGGTTGCGCACAGGGTTGACCGCCCCGGCGTTATTGGCTTCGATGTCGGCGGTGGAATTGAGCAGCTGATAGGCGATCGCCTCCAGCTCGGGAGGCACGATCAGGAACTTCGGCAGGATGCGCAGTTGACGACCGTCGAAGTCTTTCTGCCGCATCATCTTGGTTCTGGCCGCCGAGAGAGTGGCTACCGAGGGCGCAGCGCCGGTGGCGTCGTAGTTTTTGTGGGCGGCGTCGAAGATCGGCTTTCCGTCCTCCATCGTATAGCCGGCATACTCGCCGGTCCCTTCGAGCATCTGGTAGACTTTGCGGTTCTGGAAGATCGCCACCTGCTCCACCATATCCTGAAGGTCGTCGATGAAGAGGCCCAGATCGTCGTTGATCAGCAGTTCGCGGGTGAAGGCGAAGCGGGCTCCGAAGCTCTCGATCCCCCAGGTAATCCCGGTTTCGCCTTTTTCGACATATTCGGTCCGGCCCAGCTCCTTGACCCGCTTGAAGTCTGATCCAAACGATCCTTTTCGGACCTCGGTGCGCTTCTTGAAGTCCCGGAACTCCGTCGCCTGGGTCCACTCCCGGAAGGTCACAGGAGCCGACTCGAAGGAGTCCTGAACCACCTTGTTCTGCACGTTGGCCAGGATCAGGGGGAAGTCGCTGGTGGTCATCGCCCGCATCAGGGTCTTTTCGTCGGCGTCGAGGCCCAGTCCGGCGACCTGGCGGATCATGTTCTGCACGCTCATACCGCGGAACATCTCGGCGTCTTTGTGAGGTTCTTTGGGCGCGACGCCGTGGCGCATCAGCAGACCGTCGGCCATGGCACGGATCATATCGTCGTGGCGCTGATCGCTCTGGCGCCCGGCGAAGACCCGGGGCTGCTTGGCGCTGCGCTCATCCAGCAGGTGGCGGGTGAAATCCTGGGGGGTCTTGCTCTGATCTGCGACGAAACGCTCCACGGTCTCGTTGTCCACGTCGTAGCGCAGGGCGATGGCGCGGATCTCCTCACGGCGTTTCGTCTCCTCCAGCTCGGCGCGGAGTTTGTCGTCCCCACCCTCTTCGGAGGCTTGCAGCGCACGCAGCGTCTCCAGCTCGCGCTCCAGCTCTTCGTTTCTCTCCTTCATCGCCTCCAGCTCGCGGAGGCGGGCAATCTGCTCAGGTGTCATATCTTCTCCTTGTTGTGTGTTGTGTTGGCGACCCACGGTCGCACCTTGATCGAAACCGATCCCCACCGCCGAGAGTTCCAGGACGTCAAAATCGGTGATGGTCACGATGTCCGGCTCGTCCTTTCGCTCCTCGATGGTCACGGTATTGACCAGGTAGCCGATGGAGACATCGGTGAGGATGCCGTCGCGGTATTTCTCGAAGATCGCCTCCGCCTCCGGGGAACTGCCGAAGATCACGTCAGCCTTGAGCTCCCCGTTCTCCACCCGGACGTTCTCTACCCGGCCGATCGCCGAATCAACGCCGCGATCGTGGTCTTTGAAAAAGGTCTTGAGCCGCTCGGTGTTTGCGCCGGTCACGTCGAGTCGCTCGATGTATTTCTCCCCGGTCCACCAATCTGTCCGTTCCCCCTCGTTGTTTTTGGAGATCAGGATAAACGGGATCTTCCGCTGCTCCTCGTCGATCAGGGAGACTTCCGGCGCGGCCCGGCGCTCCGTCATCTTCTCCGTCAGCTTCGTCTTATCCAGAGACCGGACCATCACGGCCCCGGCCAGATGAGCCCATCTACTCATCGCTCACTCCTATTCCGTATTTTTTCATCAGCTCTTGCTCCTTCTTCTGTTGGATTAGCATCTCTTCAAAGTCCATCCCCCGGGACGCCGCTACCTCTGAGCGCGTCGTCAGCCCAAGCTTGAGTTCCAACTCGATCGCCTTCATATCCTTGAGCGGATCGACCCATTCGCGCTTGGGCATCACCCAGCGGGGGCGGTTCCACCGATCCGGGTCTTTGATGTAGGCGGCGGGAGAGACGGAACGGAGATTGCCCGAGAGCACCATCGCCTCCAGCCACGCCTCGTAAACGGGAGCGAGGAAATACTCCACCAGATGGCGTTGTTCGGCATCGAATCGCTTGTTATCCTGGATGATCGAGGCCCGGGCGCTGGAGAAGTTGACTTGGGAAAAGTCGCGAAACGCCAGCTCATAGCTGATATTGCGGGCATTGGCCAGCATCCGCACCGTCATCCGCACGAAGTTGGCGTAGTTGTCGCCCACCATGTCTGGGTCGAGTTTCCCCATCTTCTCCCCACGCTCCAGATAGTGGACCATCACGCCGTTGATCTCCTGGATCTTCTTATCCGTATCGTCGGGATCGTCATGCACGCCGATCGCCGGGCCGATCGGCCCTTCCCTCTCCACATAGTAGGCCACGTTGGCGCGGGCGCGGGCGGCGGTGATGGTGGCGGACTGATAGGCCGAGAAGTTTTTGATATCGATGATGGCCCGGGCGTACTCGCTCACCCCCCGATACTGCGTCGCCCGCTCCTGGGTAAAATAGTTGATCGTATCGTCAGCCGGTAGGCGCTGATCCTCATATCGCCCCGGATCGTAAGGGTTGCCCGCCAACACATGATAGGCCACGGGCCTGCCGTCGTCATCGATCTCCACCCCGTCGATGATCTTCGGGTCGATGTACGCCCTGTTGAAGCGGTCCGCCTCGATGAGCTGGATCTTGAGCGGGTTGGCGCTATCGCCGGTTAGCCGCAGATAGGCCAGTATCTCCCCGTCCACCATCCTGGTTTCCAACACCATCCGCAGCATATCGGCCAGCGACTGCCGCCCGGTGATATCGCAGCCGCCTCGCTGCGCCCATCGCCTCCAGAGTCGCTCCACCTCTTCGTCGAAACGCCTCTCACCGGTCTTGCTCTGCAGCGCGATGCCGTGGCCGACGACGTTGTTTACGATGGTCTTGTCGATGTTGGCCATGATGGGATTGTTGGCATGGAGCCACCGGGCGCGGGCACGGAGCCGGTCCCGGTCCATCGAGGCCGTCACTTCAAAGGGCGAAGTGGCGTTCCAAAAGTCCCGGTTGGCTTTGGTGATACGGCCCCCTTCGTAAAAGGCGCGTTTCTGCTTCCGGCGGAAAATCCTACGTAAAAGAGACAAGCGCGATCCTCGTATTCGGTTTGCTGTTTTGCCCGGGGACATAATCGCGGCCATGCCGCTCGATCTTCGCGATCAGATCCGCTTCGCGGCGATAGAGGGTGTTCAAGTCATGGTAGGTCATTTTCCGACCTTCGATCTCGTAGCTGGCAGCCCGTCCGCTCTCCAGCGACTCGATAGCCTGCTGCACCGTGTCGAGCATCTGCCCCAATGACCGCGCCATCTCTCCCCTTCTACCTTTTTTGCAAGTTTAGGAGGGTTTTGCGAAGAAAGGTATTTAAACATTCAGACGAAAAACCCTTTTTCTCTCAGCTCGTCTTTTTTCTTGTTGAACGCCTGGTGCTCTCGCAGCAGCTGTTCGATCGCCTCTCCCTTGGATACCCCCTGATCTTTTGCCATCTCTACCAGTACCAGATTGGTATCCTCCCGCAGCGTCAGATGGGCGACGATCTTGCACTCCCAAATACTCTTTTTCTTCCCGGCCATTCTTGCTCCTTGTTAATATTCGTCCATGTAGTTCGCGGCTCTGTTTGTAGCCGCCGGACGCTCTTTGACCTTTTGAGCCCGGACGCTCTCGGGTCGCAAAAACCTCACCCCGGCCAGATCCCCCAGAAAGCTGTTGTAGACCGCGCAGTCCCATAGGTGGTTCGGGGCCTTGGGCCGGATCTTCTTCCAGTAGCTCTTCACCGCTCCCGTCTTTTTGTTCACCTCCTCTGCCTTGTATTCGCTTGTCAACTGCTCGGCGATCGTTCCGTCCGCTTTGGCATGGAGCGTCACCGCGTTGTCCGCCGACAGCAACTCCCCCTTCTCCTCCAGCAGCAGCGACCGCCTGAGCTGCGCGCTGAACATGTCTTTGTAATATTCTGTATTGAGGAGATAGAGTTTAAGCCCGGTGGTGATGGAGCGCCCATCTTTCTGTTTGGTCACGTTGCTCACCTTGTAGGGGACGCTCAGCCGCTCGGTTCCCTTGACCGGGATCGCGACGGAGGAGTTCATCGCGCAAAACTCATAAACCTCGTCCGTCCGGTACCCGGAGTCCACGGCGCAGACCTTCACCGCGTACCGCTGTCCATCGGCATCGAAATAGGGCGCATACATCAGATCCTCGATATCCGTCCAGTTCTCCACCCGCCCGTAGCGGATCGCCCGCTTCGAGTTGCCGTATCGCCACGCCCAGACCTCGAACCAAAAATGATCCACCTGCACATCCACCGCCATCGTCAGCAGCGCCGTGTTTTTCGGTACCTCCGCTTCGTCGGTATCGGCGCGGAGTTTCAGGATCTCCAGTGTCTCCGTGGAGCGCTGCTCCTCCTCCCAGACCCACGCCTCCCGGGTATTGACCCAGGTCTTCATATCGTCGCTCACCCCGTCGTCCTGGACTTTGAGCGCCGTCAGATACTCCTGCACGATGTCCTCCCAGCCCAGAAACGGCGAATACCACGACGGGAGCCGGTAGCTCTTGTGCAGGCGCTCCGGAAAAAGATGCTCCCACTCCCCGGCGCGCATCATCGCTGTTTTGTGGATCTCGTCGATCATCTCCCCGCAATGCGGGCACTTGCACCGCACCGGCCCGGTGAGCTTGTAGTGCTTCTCGTCCCACTCGTAGACAAAGTGCTCCCGGCGGAAATCGAACCGTTCGCCGCAATGCGGGCACGGCATCACATAGACCGCCTGCGACCCGTCCAAGAACTCCCGGTAGATTTTCGAAGTCGCTTTGAGTGTCGGGGAGCTGTTGGCGTAGATTTTCTTGTTGGGGAACGCATCCGCCCGTTTGTCCGCCAGCGCCGACGGGTTCCCCTCCCCCTTCACGTCGTCGGGCCACCGGTCCAGGTCGTCCTTGATAACCACCCGGCGGGAGATCGAAGCGAATGTGGAGGTTGTGAACGAATAGGCGATCCGCAGATTCCCGCCTGGGAAGCGAACGTCCAGCTTGGAACTTCCCCCGTCTTTTTTGCGGGGATAGACCTTCTTGGCGATCCGCGGCGTCTTCTCGATCGACGGCCAGAGCTTGTCAGACGCGTGGGTCTGAGCCAGCGACTCGGTAGGCAGCACCAACAGCATAGGGCAAGGATAGAGATCCGCATAGGTAAAGACCAGATTGTTCGCCAACTCAGTAAACCCCAGCTGAGTCCCCTTCACCACACTCACCCGCTGCGCCGGAGACTGCGGCGAAAGCTCCCGGGCGATCTCCCGCAGATACGGCATCCGCTCCGTCCGGTACCGCCCCGGCTCCGCCGAACTCTCCGACGGCAACACGCGATAGGTATCGGCCCACTCGTCGATGGTAATCTGTGGATCTGGCTTTAGCCCAAGGAGAAAGCTGTCTATGTAGATTCCCATTAGTTAGCCGCCAATTTGTCAGATATGTCTTCAAGCGCGCCAAGCGCATATTTTTCAATGATTGACTCAATTTTTTTCACATCGCTAATCACAAACACTGAAGCTATATCTACAGCAGCTCGTGGGGCAATGGCCATCACTGATAGTTTTGTGGCTCTTCCCAGCTCATATCCATCTTTTCTAACTTCCTGTTTTGCTACAACATCTTCTAATTTCTTCTGGTATTCAAGCTCAGCAATCTTCCCGAGATAATATTCCTTGAATATCTTTACCTCATTCTGCGTAAGCTCGGAGAGATCAACTTCTTCCACTTTTCCACCTGTGGACTTCACCTGATCTCTAAGCCGCTCCAGCTCTTCCCGCTCCGCCCTGAGCTTCCGGTTGTACTCATCCCGCTCCTCATCTGTCATATCGGCCAGGGACTGTTCCGGCAAAACCTCTTCGGAGAAAATGGAGCGCTCGTTCATCCGGTCCTCACCCTTCCGCTTGGCCTCGTTGGCATGCCGCTGCGCATCCCGCGTCGGGTCCTTCGCTGCCTCCAGTGCGGCTTTCGCCTCCTCGGCCTTGATCTTTCTCTTCGGCCCATGCAGGGGGATCACCCCCTCCTTGACCTTCTTGTTTACATACCCGACCGATCGCCCTATATATTTTGCAAACTGCCGCTGGCTCATCAACACACCGCTCATCGCCACATCCTAATAGTGTTCATGTTCACTGCTACCGCTGATAGGTGTTCACCAACTTTGAACAAACGAAACTGCCCGTTTTCCGCGAGCTTGCCCGCCCGTATTGGCTGAACTTCTGAAAGGACCCGCTGGATTTTCACGCGGCATCCCCCAATACAAACTCCAGTTCCCCACACGCCAGCAGCTCAGCCAGTCTTTCTGGCTCCAGGCGGAACTGCCGACCATCGTCAGCCGTCAGCACCGCCGACTCGTCGTCATACTCTCCAATGATCCACTCTTCGCCTACTTTCACTCGGATCTTCTTTGACAGGTAACTCAGATAGATCTGATTCATCAGGAAGTTTTTTAGATTAAAGCGCTTTGTTACTTCTCCATCATGGAGATAAAGCACGATCGCTCTTACCAGTTGACGATGGGATATTCCATCGATCTTCCGATACTCCTCCCATGCCTCCTCTTTCTTACCGGCGTTCTTGGTATTCGCCCGGTAGATCATGTAGAGATCGTCGAAGAGTCTCCGCTTCATTCGGGTGTCGGCCCCATCATCATATATATTTAGAGCTTGGTTCACCAGGCGTTCACTCAGAGTTTCCTTCACTTCTGAAACATTCGGTAAAATGGGGCTTTGTGTGGGATCTTTCGTTCGCTCACCGTTCACTCGGCGTTCACTCTGATTTTTGACAGAACTATAGTGCTGCTGATTTTTGAGAGAGTGAGCGTTGAAAAATCTCTCGATCTCGTAGACAAACTCTTTGACCCACTTATGCACCGTCCCCTTGCTCATCGGCTTTGATTTTTCGCCCCAGCTTTTGGCATAGAAGCCGAAGCTGTTGACCGCACCGGCTTGCACGTCGAGGAAATACTCCATGAAGCATCTGGCTTTCATTCGCTTACCGGATGCCTGGAGCTCTTCGATGTATTGAGTCGGCATCATGCTGTAATGTGTTCTCATATCTCTCTCCCCTAAAACATCGGCATATCTGCCGATTTCGCCTCTTCGTAGGTCACTTCTATTTCACGTGCACCGCCCTTTGGCGTGATCTCCCGACGCACCGAGAAGCCCTCCAGGTGCCGCGCCGCGCCGTAGTTGTCTTTTGTCAGCGTGATCTCACGCATGTGGGCCAGTGCCGGGTCGATCTGCTTGGTTCCATTCCTCGTCACATAGATCTTTTGCATGTCATAGACGCAGCGCACCGCATCTACCAAAGCCCCCGCACCACGTGCACGGGACATTCCGTCACCGTCACCCTTCTTTGAGTGGTGGACGAAGACGATGGATTTGTTCTCCGATCTGGCCCAGTTGAGAAACGGCTGCATGAAGATCCTCGCCTGGGAGTTGTCGTTCTCATCCCCGCCGAAGAATGCCAGCAGGGGATCGATGACGATCACGTCATACTCCCGCAGCTCCCGGCGCAGCGCGTAGAACTTTGGGCTCAGCGCCGCCGTGCGGCCGTGGTTCTCCAGCAGAAGCACGGGGTCTGCTGTGCTGATCGTTATCTGGGTATCCTCGGTGCTTTTTTGCCCGATGAGGATCTTGGAGATGATCGCGTCGTATCGGCTCCGCACGATCCCCTCGGGATCTTCCGACAACCAAAGGAAGATTTTGCGCCCGGCATCCTCGCGGGCCATCCTGATCGCCAGCTGGAGCGTCAGCCAGGTCTTTCCGGTACCGCCGGGCGCGACGATCATGGAGGTGGTAGCCTTGGGGATTGGCAGCCAGCCGGTGGTCATGAACTCCGGCTCTCCCGATTCGGCATAGGCCATAGTTTTGCGCTCGATGCCGAAACCGTCACTCTCAGCGATCAGTTCGGCCCGGCGGATCACCCCGTCGATGAGCCGCAGCGGTTCGGCGCCGTCTTCGACGATCTCCTTTTTGATCGTTGTCGCCAGGGTCATCAGCTGCCGCTTCATTGCCAGCTCTTTGAGGGTCCGCAGATAGGGGCGGGGGTCTCCGATGGGGTTGGCAGAGAGCAGCGCCCGCTCGATGTTCATGTTATGGAGTTCGGCGCTCACGGTCGCCCCCTTAGCGCGTACTGCTTATAGTTGCCATCTTCGGCGATCC